TCAGTTGGTAGAGCAGGGGATTGAAAATCCCCGTGTCGGCGGTTCGATTCCGTCCTCGGCCACCATTTCTAAGCGTTGCAGCGCGGGCATTTCGCCCCTTCTAACCGCTGCTGATCCAACAGCCTTCCAATAGATTTGATCCGATTTTGCACCAGTTGCCAAAGTCGGTAAACGTGCTGCGTCGATCGCCAAATGTTCCGGCGACAAGTGAGCGTAGCGTAAGACGGATTGGTACGAGCGCCAGCCGCCCAACTCCATGAGCGAGCGCAGCGACGTGCCGGCCATGACATGCCAGCTTGCCCATGTGTGTCGCAGGTCGTGCCAACGCAGTGGCGCGATGCGTGCACGGCGCTGGGCGGCCTTGAAACCGTGGTTGTTGCCGCGGTCGTACGGCTCGCCTTCGTCGTTCGGAAACACCCATTGCGGGTGCTTGCCCTTTTGCGTTGCCAACACGGCCATGGCCTGGTCGTTGAGCGGTGAGCCGATCGCGCGCTTCGCCTTGACCTGGGTGCCGGCGACCCATGCCACCTTGCGGCGCAGATCGATCCGGCTCCATTCCAGACGCAACACATTCTGCTCGCGCCAACCGGTCGCCAGCGCAAACAAGTAGGGCGCCCGCAGATGCTCGGCTAGTTCGTCGTGTAGCCGCTCGGCCTCCCTGACGGTGAGCCAGCGATAGTCCTCTTTTGCCTTCCCGTTCTCTTGCAGGCGCATCGCGGGGACATGGTCGAGCCATCCCCAGCTGTGCGCCGCGCGCAGGATCGAGCGGACCAGTGCAAGCATCTTCTCAGCGGTGCAGCGGGAGGTCGTGCGCTCATCCTTGCGTCCAGCGCGCTTCACACGCGGCTCGGCCATCCGGAGGACCAGCAACTCCGCAAGGAGGTCCGAGTCGATCTCACCCAGCGTTTTCTCGCGCAGATGTGAGTCCAGCCAGCGAAGGTTATGCAGGTCCTTGCCGAGGCTGCGCTTGGCCTGCTTGTCGGCCAGCCAGCGTGGCACGGCTTCGACCCAGCGGCGCTGTGGTTTCTCGCCTAGGCGGCTCGTGCGGTACGTTTCCGCGTGGAGCTTTGACGCCCACTCGGTTGCGAGCGTCCGGTCGGCAGTCCCAGTGCTTCGAAATACGCGCTGTCCGCTTGGGTCGGTGTAGCGGACGTACCAAGTGTTTTTTTTGCCGCGTGCGACGAGGATGTAGGGACTTCTTGCCATGGTTCACCAGAGAGGTATGCATCGAGTGCTGCTTTGTGAAATCGCCACCGGCCGCCAAGCTTCCGGCCCGGCGGATGCTTACTCGCCTTCATCATGCTGCGCAGCGTGACGGGATGTAGCTGCAGGTAATCGGCTGCTTGCGGCAGTGTCATTACTTCGGATTGATCACCCACGGCGCCTCCGATTTGACCTGCTGTTGATGTAGCGGGCGCGAGCATTCGGCCATGTGCATGTAACCGGGACAGCTGCCGCTGGCATAGTCGAACCCTCGCAGTTAGCTGTGAACTTGATTACGTCTTGGCCCTGGGCAAGGCGCTTTATCAGCACCTCGCGAGCCTCGTTAGAAATGAGAGTCGTACAGCTCTTGACTGCCGCATGCGCTCCGCTGAGGATCAGCCGACCGACCGGGAGAGCGTCATGCCGCCAGAGATCAAGCGCGATTCGTTGAGCACTAGCTATTACGGGGAAGACATCTACGTCGAGGCATGGCAGCCGGAAGGAGGCGAAGCATTCGTCCACGTGATCGTGGCTGGGGACCTTCCTGAAATGGAAAATCCCGACTGCGGAAACCATCCCACCCTCGACGAGGCGATGCAGGCAGGTCTGAGATTGGCAACGAGCTTGATTGATAACTAAAACTCTCATGTTGCGTCGCAGTGACTTAGGCAGATCCTGCCAACCCTCGCCGAGGCTTCAGTGCAGATGGGGAGGGTAATGTCATTCTCCCGGACGTTGATGTGCGGGAATGCGGCCATAATGTAAATGCTTTTAACTGAGGAGAGAGTGTGGCGATTAACTTCTGTCCGCTTGAGGTGGATTGGGGGAACGGTGCTGAAATGGCTGCCGTTGTCGTAGCAGTCATAGGAGCCGCGGCGGTGGCTTGGCTCGCACTGCAGGCAAACAAGATGACAAATAGCTCGGCGCGAGATGCAAAAAGGCTTCGTGGTATTGAGTCGGACGCGCTTCTCATCATGTTCGAGGCGGATCTTAAGGCCCTCCGCTTTCAACTGAGGGACGCATCTGCGCTCGTTGCCTTCGATGAGGGCGACGATGAGCTTGCGAACGTTGAGGAGCTTGAAAATTTTTTCGCTAAAGTCGAAAAGATGGAGCTCACTGAGATCACTAAGCACTTCTCTCGAATCCACGTCCTTCCACACAACGTGGCGCCAGTTTGCGCGCTCGTTTTGGGAAACCTGTCTGCCCTCAAACGGCAGGAGAGCGTGATCTTGGGCATGGAAACTCCGTCTAGCCAGGTGAAGGTCTCCCTCCAAAGGAGTCTCGACGCAGTCTTCAAGCCCGTTGATCACTTGTATGAGCTTGCTAGGAAAAGACGGCAAGAGCTTGTTCCAGATACCTTGATGTAGTAAAGGCTTAGGTAATAGCTGAAACGTTTTGCCATCGTGTCCCATCGCGCCGCGCTCGAAGGCACGGCAGCTGCGGAGCCGGCAGGCGTGTGGCCCAATCTCTTCGACCCCGGTCAAAAAAAATGCACGCCTAGGGTACTCATCGTTAAAAACTTGGAGGGCCAGATGGCACCAGTAATATGTCCGCTCGCAGTTGATTGGGGAAACTTCGCCGATTGGGCTGCTGTGTTCGTTGGATTGGCCGCCGCAATAAGTACAATAGCTATCGCAGTTCTGGCGCATAAAACGTCGAGAAAAGCGACTGATATTGCAAAGTATGCGGCTGAAATTGCGCAGCAGCAGCATAACGAAGGTGTGCAGCTTCGCGAGGCTAGTGCGCGGATCGTTGGACGTCTTTTGGCTCATGAGCTGAGTGAGCTTCCTATAGGTTTATTCGCTATCCATAAACGGGTTGATGAGCAATTCCTAAAGAAGGATCGTTATAACAAGAAATTTGGAAGTCTAAAAATTTCTTTAATTGAGGCAGTGAACTCCCTTCTGCCGGGCGCAGAAGCAGTAATAGATCGAATTCATACGTTGCCCGATATGTTGGGTGATAATTTGGCAACGCTTATTGGTTACAGTCGAACTCTTAATGAGACTAGCAAGCAAATGCTGCGACAAATGAAGGTCACCAACTATGGTGATGACATTTATATTGGAAATGCCGATAGGGATGTGGCAGCCTTTATGTCGTACGTAGAAATGTTTTCTAGGCAAGCAATATTGCTTGCCAATGAAATACGAATTTTCATAGGGGAAGATGCGCATGATTATTCTGATTACGAGCTTTCGCGTTGAATAGTTCCGGCAGCTAACCGCGCATCGTTGACCTCGCGCCGCGACAGACTCTTGCGCACTGGAGTGGCACCCAGCTTCTGCACTTTGCCGCCGCGCTTGGCGAAGGCCTTGAGGTCGTTGGCCAGTTCGGCGCGTTCGCGGTCTTTGTGGCGGACGGTGGAGAGGGCGAAGGCGCTCATTGGGCACCTGCTTTGCCACGCGCAGCGGGTTCGTCGCGCAGTAGCTGCTCGGCATAGGCGATGCCGCGCGGGTTGAGGGTGATGACGTTCGGGAACTGTGGGTCGTCGAATTGCACCAGGCCGGCTTCGTCGAGCCAGTTGATGCAGCGGCGGGTGAATGCCTGGATCTGCACGGGGCCGCTGGTTTGCACTTGTGCGGGCATGGCGGCAAAGCCGCCGCGGGTGCGGCGCAGGGTGCGGCGCAGGGTGCGGCCCTGGGCGCCGTAGGCCGCCTTGAGCGCGGCCTGTGCTTTGGGTTGAAGATGCATGGTGACCTCGATCAGGCGGCGTGGGCCGCGTGCGCCAGCTGGGCAAACAGCTGCTCGCGCGCACGGCTCAGGTGGGACAACGGGATACGGTGCTGGCCGGTGGGTTCGGTCCAGCGGCTTTCGGTGAGCGCGCGGCTGGTGCTTGGCGCGGTGGCCTTGCCGCAGCGGCAGCACTCGATGTGGAACGTGGTCGGCGCCGGCCCGCCGATACGGTAGCGGTGCGGTGCGCCGTATGTGGTAACCAGCTGCGGGCGGTGGCCCGGCTGGCACTGCGGAACGGTGGACGGCAGCGGCATGGCTTCCTGGCGCATGTCAGTCCGCCGCCTGCGCTAGCCGGACGTGGGGGAGGGCGGGCGATTGCTCGCTGGTCACCAAGTGCGTTGCGCCGGCGCTGCGATGCGCCGCGTGGAGTTCGACCAGGCGCAGCGGCACACAGATGGCCGCGGTGATCGCCACGACTGTCCAGCCAACGGCGAGGGTGCGCTGATAAGTGCGGCTCATGCGCGTGGCTCCTGTACGTGCACGCCGTGTTGCCGCAGCCAGCGCGTTGCACGCAGCAGCACGCGTGGTGCCAGTGCGAACGTGTCGCGGCCGATGCACAGATGGCGGGCGGTGGTGCGCGCACGCAGGCGCGGCGCAACGGCGCAGCCATCCAGCGACGGAGTGACCTTGCCGTCGTACAGGCCGGCCCAGATCCAGTTGGTGCAGATCATCAGCGCCAGGGTCTGGCCGGCATGGCCGGTGGGGAAAAAGGCTTCTAGCGGGCGATTGCTCATGGCGTCACCGCCACCGATGCACCGTGTGCAGCCATCCATTCGCACATGGCCTGCAGCGCGCCGTCGCCGGCGGTGTACGCGGTCTGGCCGAGTTGCAGGGCGCCTTGCATGCGGCGCACATCACGAACGCGGCACACCGTTACCGCGATCTCGCTGCTGCGGTCAGTGCCATACAGCGCAGCGCTGACGGCGTCGCCCTTGATGCACAGGCGTAGCAACGTGCCTTGGCTGCGGCCCAAGCGAAAGTTGGCCGAGGGAAAGCCACTCATGCGGCGCTCGCCTCTGCCAGTGCGGAGCGAAAACGCGCTACCTGTTCCCTACGCTTGGCGATGCGTTTTTGGAGGCACGAGGCATAGCTTGCAGAGGCGTAATCGCCAAGCGTGGTGAGGGTGTGTGCATCCTCGCGAATGGCGTCTTCGGCCCAGATGATCGCGGCCGTCAGATCTTCAGGCGTCAACCTGGCGGCGAGAGCACTCATGCGCGCAACTCCCGAACGAAGTCACGGCTGGCTGCTTCGGCCCGTAAGCCAGTGAGCTCGATGCGGTCACTACGCTTTGGGTAGCGCTTCGGACCCTTCGACATTCCCCGGCGTTTGAGTGCTTTGGCGTGTAAGTGGTCGGCAGCTGCACAGGCTTCAAGACACCTGCGAGCAATAGCAAGCAATTCTTGGTCGGCAGCGACGGTGGCTGCCTGCGCATCTATGGCGGGTGTGCTGGTACGCATCGCGTTCTCCTGCCGCGACCTCGCGGCAGGAGAACAATAGCGGAGCTATCTAAAACAATCAATAGCAAGGCTATCTACGGGCGGTATGGGCGGCTGAGCGGTTAAAACTTGCAGCCGTTGCCGCCCTCGACCCAGCGCTTCAGGCGGACAACTTGCCGCTCCCGGGTAGCCTTTGCATACAAAGTGACCTCCGTCCGCCCAGTCTCGACTTCTTTGATGGTGATGACGGTATAGATCTGCGTTCCTACGCCGGACGCACCCTGCACGATCTTTGCCTCTCGCAGATCAGGGTAGTTCTGCACGTCGTTGATCGTCTGACCAACCGGTACCAGCGGTTTAGGGCGGCACTCTCCGTCTGCTTCAACAATGCGCTTAAGAGCGAGTTGATAGGGAATCTCCACAACGAAAGCGGAGGCGAACTCCGGCTTCTCCAAGCCCTTAGGGCTACTTGCACACCCAGTCAGGATGAGCAAAGCGATACAAGCAGTTCTTTTCATGTCTTCCTTACGATATTGATCGCAGCAAACCGGCATCTTCAAACCTGATGTCCTCCCGGATGCATTCGATGCCTCTGTCCATGTCACGCATCAATTGGCGCAGTTCTTCATCGCCTAGTTGCTCAAAACCGGCCACCTCCCTGCATGCTTGATCGATCAGAATCTGCATGGGTCGCCCCCAGAAATGCCGATAGTGGCGAATCATGCGGTAGTGCCCTTCGCGAGTGATGTCGTCCATCTGCGACTTGGGCGTCGGGGCTGGCGCGCCGGCAACCTCTCTATGCAGATTTTCGCGCCCGACGAGGCGCAGGCTCGCTTTTTTCCCCAGCTTGCGCTGAGCGCGTAGGGCGACTGACTCGGCCAACCGTTCCATCTCTTCCTTCAAACTCACTACTTCCCTCCAACGCGTTCTTCATTTCCAAGGTTGCGTTGATTGCATCTGCCATCTCTTCCGGCCGATGCTCCACGGCGAATGAATCGTCAGCCATCAGGCCCGCGACCTTCTTCGCATACGCAACCGCCGCGACGATTATTTCCGCATCGAGTCGCTGCGGATGAGATCGCGTGAAATGATCTTGTAGCCGTCGATACTCCGCACTGATCAACGAGGGTGGCAGCCCAATGAGGGCGGCAAGCGGCTCTGCCTTGTCCCAAGGTACCGGCCTGTGGCCGCTGGCAAATTGGGAGATGAATCCAGCGCTTACATCGAGCGCGTCAGCAAGCTTGGCCTGCGACTGCCTAGACCGCTGAATTGCCTCAGTGATGGCTTGGCCTTCGGGGGTCTTTGGATTTGCAGGTCTAGGCATGTAGCAATGCTATTGATAGGTCATTGCGGCTACCATCAGCACTGCTATTTACATGCGTAGATAGCGTCGCTATGCTTCCAGCATGGAAACCCCAATACAGACAGCGATCCGGGCCGCCGGTGGGCAACGCGCTCTTGCTAATGCGCTCAATGTCCATCCGGCGATGGTGTCGCAGTGGGCTACTGCGCGTAGGCCGGTAGCGGCTCACCACGTTCTCGTCATCGAGACCTGCACTGGTGTGTCACGCCATGCCCTTCGTCCAGACGTATTCGGCCCGATACCAAACACACAGCAGCAGGTTGCATGACAGCCCTATGTAGCCACATCGAGATCGCCGATGTGCAACTCGCCTTCAACCGTGGAGTCGCGAACGTGATTGCGCTCGAATATCTCCAGAGCCTCACGGCAAAGGTCGTTGCTGGGCTCTCCAATAGGAAAGAACAGATCCAGCTGGCGCATGCACTGGGCGCATGGGGTACAGCTTTCGTTAGAGAGGCGCTGCGTCGTTGTCGGGGCACGCTGACTCGATTGCATCCACCAGAAGGGGCAGCGCCGTGTTGTCCGACATGTGGGCAGGTGGTGCGTCGGCCAGGTCCAACAATCGCCGTCGAATCTGACGTTGATTTGGAGCGTTGCTGATGAGCATGGGCAGCACGACTTCTAGCACCAATTCGATGGCGTCCAGCCGTTGGTCGCTGACTTCTTTCTCGGACAATTTGTTTGGCATGCCTGTGGCCTCTGCGCGTGAGATTGGGACTGACGTCCGATCGTACATCGCCGCTGGTTGCTCGCAGGATGGCAGATACATCACGCCTCTCAGCGAGCGCCTGGACGCAGGCGAGCTTGCGTCCCTGGTGGGCCTTCCTATCTACAACAACGGCGACACCGCCGACCTGACGCTGACCGCCGACGAGTGGGCAGCGCTCATCGAGCGCCGCCGTCGCGTGGGTTGGCCTCTCAATTTTCTGGAGGTTGCTGATGGTGTCTGATCGCTGGAATCCACGGCTCTGGATTCGTGACTGGCTCAGCAGGCCCAGTGCTTCCGAGCATACGCGTCGGAGCCAATTGGAACGTGCCATCGTCAGAACGGCGTCTACTGATATTGCTCGCATGAAGCGCGATTCGATTGAGGTGCCGTCAGTGGCGGTTGACGCAGTGACAGGCTCAGTTACTGGGGTGGAGCTTCGAACGTACTCGCTTGGAGAACCTGCGAAATCTGCTTTGCCACCCGAAGCTGCTCCTCCAGCGTCATGTCGTGCAGGGGCGTATGCAGGCCTGTTGCCTCGATGGCTTCGATGGCTTGGTCGAGGTGCGCAATGACTTCTTCCGTGGGTCTTCCGCGGTGCCGCGCCATGGTCAATACAGCCAAGTGCAGGCCGTTTGTCCTGCCGAGCGTGAGGCGGAATTCGCCGCGCAGCTGCTCGAGTTCCTTTTCCAGTAGGTCGATCTTCTTTTCGCGTTCGTCCATGTCGCCCTCCTTGCGGGCTCTTGTTGGTGCCGTGGGGGTTCCAGCTTATCGCCAGGAGGGTGGCACCAATGCGTAAGCCTAGCCAAGAGCTAGCGCTCAATGTCGTGCGTCGGCGGTGGGAGCAGGGCGCGCGCGCGCCGGCGGACTCAGCCATTCCGGGGATGCTTCGCAACGCTGTCGCGATCGTCTTGACCGTTGCCGGCTTCGTCGCGTTTTGCTCCGGTTTGCTCGGCAACAAAGAACACAGCGATGACATCGCCGACGCCGGTGCGCACGTCGTAGCGTCGCAAGGCAGTGAACCGCAGGAGTGGGGTGGTGGTGTGCATGACGCACATGGTGCGTCTGCCAGCCACGCCACCACCACGATGAACTGCTCACCGTTTCAGGGTGTTGCGCCATGACATGCCAACGCTCAGACATCTACTGGCGCGACGCGCTGTACAACGCGGTGTCGCAGATGCCGGGGAACGTGCGCGCTGCCGCTGCCTATCTGACAGAGCGGCGCGGCAAGACGATCACAGCGGAGTCGCTGCGCAAGAAGCTGCGTGGTTTAGAGGGCGAGTCGCTGTCGATGGAGATGGCGGAAATGCTCACCGAGTGGATGCAGGAGCTTAGCGCCGGGCAGGCACTGGCCACCTGCTGGATTCAATCGCTCGGCGCGCAGTTCGAGCTGGCGATGGACTTCGTGCCGCCGGCGCCGGAGCACGGCTGGCCGGATGAAGTGGCGGCGATCCAAGCCAAGCTGCTCCACGTGGCCAAGCATGCCGGGCGCCTGTCTGGTGTGGCGCTGGAGGCGCTGGACGATGCGCACCTGTCAATGCAGGAGGCCGACCTCATGGTCGACGAGCTGCAGGCCATCCGCACCATGTGCCACCGCCTGGAGCGCAACGTGCGCCGGGCAGCGGCCAAAGGCCGCAAGCGTGGATGACATGGCGATCAATCGCGCCCCGCACATCCGCCGCACCCTGAGCCCAGCCGCACAGCAGCACGTGGCCGAAGCGCTGCGGCTGCTCTACAGCGATGCGCCGGGCTTGGCTGGCGATGACGCACTGGCTGAGCGTGAGCGGTTGCGCTGTGCCGATGCCGCAGACGTGCACGCGCAAGGCGTGTTGCCGCTGCCCTGCGCCCCATCTCCCCGGGAGGCGACGGAAAGCGCGCGCGGGCAGGGCGGGGCACTGAATCTGAACGCGGCGACGAGCCGTTCAGCTCCGGGCGATGGGTCCTCCCTGGCGATGCCGCCTGCGGGTAATTCGGACCCCGTTCCCTTGGTAGATAGCGCGGCTGGAAGTTACTGAATGTCGGCGAATTACGATGATGTGCTTGGCCAGCTGCGCGACGCCGGTCTGATCCTCGACGGCCTGGACGCGAGCGGACGCATGGTCCGCTGCAAGGTGGAAGGCTCGCGCGAGCGGCGCGGCTGGTATGTGCTGCATGAGCTGCAGACCAACGGCACGGACGTGCTGATTGTTGGCACTTACGGCATCTGGCGCGGCAACGACAACGGCGCCATCAAGGTGGAGTTGCGCAAGCGCGACAGCGAGTTCACCGCCGAGCAGCGCGAGGCATTGAAGCGCCGGCTGGCGGAAGACCGCCGCCGCGCAGAAGCCGCGCGCCAGGACGAGAACCGCCGCGCTGCCGAACGCGCCACGCGGGCGTGGGGCAAGGCCCTGCACGATGGCGAATCCGACTACCTCGCCGCCAAGGGCGTGCAAGGTTTCGGCCTGCGCTACGGCGGCTCGGGCATTGCGGTTGTGCCGCTGCTCGACGGCAATGGCGCCATCCACGGGTTGCAGCTGCTGCGTACCGCCAAGCAGGCCGACCAGCAGCGCAAGCCGGTGAAGGAATTCTGGCCGGCCGGCCTGGCCAAGCGTGGGCACTTCCACCTGATCGGCGGAACGCCACAGTGGATCCTGCTCATCGCCGAGGGTTACGCCACAGCGGCCAGCTTGCACATGGCGACTGGTTACCCGGTGGCCGTGGCGTTCGACGCCGGCAACCTGATGCCGGTGGCCAGCGCGCTAGCGAAGCGTTACCGCAGCACCAAGGTGCTGATCTGTGGCGATGACGACGTGCTGCAGAAGTGCCGCGCGTGCAAGTCGCGCCTGGTGCTCTCCGAACACCCGAAGACGTGCCCGACCTGCGGCGAAGACCACAAGGCGGAGAACGCCGGCATGCTCGGCGCCAGCGCTGCGGCACTGGACGTGCGCGGTGCTGCGCTGTTGCCGGTGTTCGCCGATGAGGCCACGCGCCGTGCCAACTACATTGACCACGGCCGCAAGGTCAGCGACTTCAATGATCTGCACCTGGCCGAAGGCCTGCACGTGGTGCGTGCGCAGGTAGAGGCCCGCATCACGGAGCTGTCGTGGCGTGCACCGGTGGAAAAACGCGCCGCTTCCATCCCCAGCACCGGGGGCGCGGGGAAGGCACTCCTCAAGCCAATCGACAGCATCGATGCACTGCTGAGCCGTTTTGCGTTGGTGTACGGGCAGGGCGGCACGGTGTTCGATCACCAGGAGCACATGCTGGTGGCGCTGGGCGACATGCGGGATGCCTGCGTGCGGCGTGAGCTGCACCGCGCATGGCTGGAGAGCCCGCAGCGCGCCATCGTGCGCGTGCAGGAGGTGGACTTCGACCCATCCGGCTGCAAACCCGGCATCACCTGCAATCTATTCGCGGGCTGGCCGACCGTGCCGCAGGAGGGCACCTGCGACAAGCTGCTGCAGCTCCTGTGGCACATGTGCGGAAACGAAGCCAACCAGCGCATGCTCTACGACTGGGTGATCAAGTGGCTGGCGTACCCGCTGCAGCACCCGGGCGCCAAGATGAAATCGACGATCGTGATTCACGGGCCGCAGGGCACCGGCAAGAACATGTTCTTCGACGAGTACATGAAGCTGTTCGGCGAATACGGCCGCGTGCTGGACCAGTCCGCGCTGGAGGACAAGTTCAACGACTGGGCCAGCCGCAAGCTGTTCTTGCTGGCGGACGAAGTGGTGGCGCGCACCGAGGTGTACCACCTCAAGAACAAGCTGAAGGCGCTGATCACCGGCGACCGCATCCGCATCAACCCGAAGAACATCCAGGCCTACGAAGAAGACAACCACGCCAACCTGGTCTTCCTGTCGAACGAGGCGATGCCGGTTGTGCTCGAGGAGGACGACCGCAGGCATGCGGTGATCTGGACGCCGGACAAGTTGCCGCCCGACTTCTACCAGGAGGTGCTGGCGGAGATCCGCGCTGGCGGCACCGCGGCGTTGCATCACTACCTGCTACAGGTGGACCTGGGCGACTTCAGCAACGGCACCAATCCACCGATGACCGCTGCCAAAGCCGAGCTGATCAACCTGGGGCAGGACAGCCCACAGCGCTTCCTGGACGAGTTGTACGGCCAGGACATCCCTGGCTTGAAGCCGCGGCCGGCGCCGTCGAAAGAGTGGTACGAGGTCTACAAGGTCTGGTGCGGCCGCGAGGGCGTGAAGCCGGCGCCGTCGCCCAAGTTCATCAACGCGCTGGTGCGCAAACGCGGCATCACGCATCCGGATCGCGCGCGCAAGCGCTACCTCATTGAGCAGACCAGTCACGGCCCGCATGGATTCCTGCTGCTGGGCAATGCAGCGTGCCCGGATGACCAGACCGAATCGTCATGGCTGGGCACCGAAGTGGTCGGGTTCCGCGGCGCGTTCAACGAATACAAGGGACGTGCATGAGCACTGCACCTATCGATGTGCGGGATGTGCGGGACGGCGTGCGGGCACGTGTGCGGGCGCAAACGCATGCGGCAGTAGGCATGTGCGGGATGTGCGGGCCTTTTGCTTCCTACGTGGGCGCGGGCGCGTGGGCGACCGTGTCACTCGCATGCATGCAATGCCTCTCCCGCGTGTGTGAGTGCCCGCACATCCCGCACATCGCTACTCCCGCAAGTGTCTCGGGCGATATGCGTCCCGCACACGTTCCCGCACAGGCCGCACACGCTCACGCGCGCGCGTTTTTTGCTGTCTTGCTGGCCTTGAAAGAAATGGAAGAAGTGGAGTACTGGGTATGACGGACAACGATGTGGTGGTGACAGGCAAGGAGCTGGCGGCCTACATCGGCTGCCGGCCGTCTTACATCGTGGAGCTCAAGCGCAATGGCAGGCTGGTGCAGGCCGAGGGCGGCAAGGGCTACCTCAAGAGCGCATCCCTGGCGCTGTACGAGCAGACGCGCGATCCCGCCCGTGCCGGCGTGGCTGCACGGCACGCCGAGGCGCGTGGCGCTGTGCTGGCGGGCGAGGGCAGCGACGACCAGGACGACAACGACGAGCCGCAGACCAGCGACGCCAAGCGCAAGGCGAAGGCGCTGGCGGATAAAGCCGAGACGGATGCCCAGATGGCGCAGATCGAGCTGGCTGAGAAGCTGGGCGAGCTGTTGCCGCGTGCCGATGTGGAGCAAGCCATCTCTGAGGCTGGTACCGGGCTGCGAGTGGCGCTGGAACGGATCCCAGACACGCTGGCGCCGCAGCTGGCCGCTGCAACCGACGAAGCTAAGGTGCGGCAGCTGCTGTGGGACGAGTTGACTCATGCGCTGGAAGAGATGAGCCGGGGTTTTCGATCAGCCACAAACCAGACGGAGAAAAATGCTTGAAGCCAATTAAGGCTTTACGTTTCTTGTCTTCTGATCGAATAAAGAATCGAACCCGGCAAGAAAAGCTTGTGTTCCCTTTTGCCAAGTGCTTTCCACATGTCTGTCAGAACAGTTTCAACAGACAATTGAAGTTCGCTCAGGCGCCTATCAGTCAATACCTCATATGTATCCCAGAGAATTGCTCGATCTACAAGCGAGGTCGGATCTGCCGAAGAGGGAGCCTTTACAGTCTTCATGTATTTGCGCGAGCGCTTGGGCTTTGGATGCGCAATTTCGTTTCTCGCTCTGAAGAGCAACGCAAGGTTCTCCCCGTCGCGGGTTCCTGTCAGTTCCTTCAGTCCACACCGCTCGGCAATCAAACTCAGCTTATCAATTGGGCTAAGCCGCTCCACCTTGAGTCGCTTATCCCAGTCCTTGCCGAATACTTCCTTACCAATACCCTGGCAGAAGGCCTCGACAGAACTCGCAAGAAGGAGCAGGGCTCCAGTGAGCTTCCAGCGTGAAACTGCTGGGTCATCTGAGGCGTTCTTCCTCAGAGCGCGACACCCATTAAAGAGCTCAGCTACAGGCCAGTAATCCTCCAGCGCCTCCACATCAAATGTTACTAAATCAGGCTCTTTCGGCATGGCTTTTAAATCCCTCAATGATCAAATGCAATTTGTGGCGAGTGACGTGACAGATAGAATTTCGTATGTCCTGGCGCGCTCCCTTCAGCCACGGCGCCCGTTAACAGTGTCCCAGTGGTGCGACGAGCATATGCGCCTTTCAAGCAAAGGTAGCAGTAAGCCAGGTCGTTGGGTCACCGACCGCAACCCGCCGTTGCGCGAGCCGATGGACGCGATGTCTGCCCGTAGCACGGTGCACCAGCTGGTGGCCATGTTTCCGATCCAGTTCGGCAAGAGCCAATTAGCCACCAACGCCATCGCCTACTGGATGGACTACGCGCCGGCGCCGATCATGTACGCGCTGCCGGGCGAGGCCTCCATGAACAAATGGATTGCCCAGAAGTTGAACCCGATGATCGAGGTGTGCCCGACCGTGCGTCGCGCGCTCAGCAGTACCGCCAGCCGCGACAGCGCCAACCAGCGCACCTTCAAAGACTTCGCCGGCGGCCAGCTCTACGTGGAGCACATGGGCAGCCCGCAACGGCTGAAATCCACCACGGTGAAGTACCTGGGCGTTGACGAGATCGACGAGGCGCCGCAGCAGCTCATCACTGGCGATGATCCAGTCAAGATGCTCGACGGGCGCACCTCGGCATTCCCAACCACGTACAAGCGCCTTTACATCAGCACCCCCGGGATTGCGGGACTGAGCCGTATCGCCAAGCTTTACGAGAAGAGCGACCAGCGCCGGTTCCACGTGCCTTGCCCGCACTGCGGCCATTACCAGGCGCTGAGTTGGAGCGGCCTGGTGTGGTCACCCGATGCCAAGCACGCCTGGTATGCCTGCAACGACTGCGGCACCGCAATCGAGGAGCACCACAAGACGGACATGATCGCCGCCGGCCGCTGGGTGGCCGCCAACCCCGATTCTGATGTGCGCGGCTACACCATCAACTGCCTGTACTACCAATTCGGCCTGGGGCCGCGTTGGGCGGATCTGGCACGCGAGTGGCTGGATGCGCAGAACGATCCGGCCTCGCTCAAGACCTTCATCAACGACCGGCTGGCCGAGACGTGGGAAGACCCGTCGATGCGGGCGGTGAAGCACAATGTCATTGCCGACCGCGCAGAACCGTACCGCCTTCGGCACGCACCGCGCGGCGTTCTGGCCATTACGGTGGGCGTCGATACGCAGGACAACCGGCTTGCGGTACACATCGTGGGATGGGGCAGGGGCATGGCCGCGTGGACGTTGGATTATGTGGAGCTGCCCGGTGACCCCGCAGAGGAGGCGGTGTGGGTGGCGCTGACCGATCTGCTCAACCGGCCGATTGAGCGCGAGGACGGCGCTCAACTGCGGCCCCTCGCTACTGCTATCGATGCCGGTGGCCACCGCACCGAGGCAGTCAAGCACTACGTTCGCCAGCGACTGATCACCCGGCCCATGTGCATCTTCGGCGCCGTGCCGAATAACGCGCCAATTCTGTCGAAGGGGAAGCTGGTCGACGTCACCTGGCGCGGGCGCACCGACAAGCGCGGCATCACGATCTACCACGTAGGCAGTGTGGCGGCGAAGCACTACTTGTACAGCCGGCTGTCAGCAGATGCGGAGCGGCAGGCCGATGCGCGCCTGGTGCACTTCAGCGATCAGCTGGCGCCGGAGTTCTTCCCGGGGCTGGTGTCGGAGGTCTACAACCCCGTGAAGAACCGATTCGAGAAGCGAGTCGTGCGGAATGAGCCGCTTGATACGTGGGTTTATGCATATGCGTCAGCACATCATCCGGAGGTCCGTCTGCATAGGTATGCAAGGTCAGATTGGGATGCATTGTATGAAAATACTCTTGCTGCTCCTGCAGCATTACTCGACGAGGATTCCCGTGGAACACTGCAATCCATATCATCTAAGCGCACCGTCGAGGACTCTCCAAATCAGGTGTATGAGACGGTAAAACGCCAAGTGGGCTTTGCTCGTGACGGTTGGGGTTTGTGATGCCTAAGAAATCGAAACCAGCGGATTTACTCAGAGTAAGAATCCTCACTTCAATGCAGCAGGAAATCGGGATCAGCGAAAAAATGGCTCAGCCGTTCGTCGATGTTGTAATGCGGTGCTTTGCTGGAGAGAGACCTTACTTCCCTGCGGAGGCTAGGATCTACCCTGTAGAAAGGATGCGTGCGGCTCTCGAGAGCGGAGATAGCCCTCAGAGAGTTGCTAGCGATTATCAGATATCCCGATCGCAGCTACACCGCATCTTTCCAGGAGGCCTTCCTAAGAAGGTGCGAGCCTAATAGCACGGCGGTGGGGCCTAAACATCGGGCTGTGGCATCTGGTCCAGAAGCTTATGCCTTCTTAGTAGCTCGTCAAAATCGCCAAGTTCAGCAATTTTTGGCGTTCTGCTCTTCAACGCAGTTAGGGAAGGTCTGAACAAAGGAGCCTGACAGTACGGGATATGGCATTGTTCTGGAGAGCCGCGTTTGGATCTTCTGCTTTTCGCCATTTCTGGCGCTTTCTGCGGGAAATCCCCGGGTTACAGGCGCACGCTCCCCATCGCGGGCAGTAACTGCTTTCGCTTCATCCACAGGTTGGACAGCGCAAACAAGGTCAGCACGTGTGCGCTGTTCTTGGCCAGGCCGCGATAGCGGACCTTGGTGTAGCCGAACTGGCGCTTGATCACACGGAATGGATGCTCCACTTTCGCGCGCACGCTGGCCTTGAAGTGTTCCCAACGCTGTTCCCGAGCACGCTCGCGTTTGTTGCCGATGGCTTGCATCGTCGAGGGCCTGGCAGCGATGAAGAAGGCAGCTTCGCAGTCCTTCAGTTCGTCGCGTTTGTCCGCGCCGGTATAGCCGCTGTCGCCGAACACGCTGTCTTCGTTGCCATGCAGCAACGTGTGCGTCACCGTGACATCGGCGATATTGGCGGCTGTGCAATGGACGTGGTGCACCAACCCGGAAAACTCATCCACGCCGATGTGCGCCTTCATCCCGAAATACCACTGATTGCCCTTCTTGGTCTGATGCATCTCAGGGTCGCGCGCGTGGTCGGCATTCTTGGTCGAGCTGGGCGCAGCGATCAGCGTCGCATCGACGATCGTGCCCGACCGCAGGCTCTGGCCCTTGCGCGCCAGATGCGCGTTGACCGCTTCCAGCATCCGCCCGGCCAGGCCATGGGTCTCCAGCAGACGCCGAAAGTTGAGAATCGTGGTTTCGTCGGGAATGTCGTCCAAGCCACCGAGCTGGGCAAAGCGCCGCAAGGTCGGTATCTCGTGCAGCGCTTCTTCCATCGCCGGATCGCTCAACGCATACCACTGCTGCAGCAGATGAATCCGCAACATCGTCGCCAGGGCGTACGGTTGCCGCCCTGGCCGCCCCGACACCGGATAGTGCGGCGCGATCAGCCCGAGCAGTTGCTGCCACGGAACCACCTGCTCCATCTCGGCCAGAAAAATCTCGCGCCGGGTCTGCTTGCGCTTGCCCAGGCCCTCAGCGTCGCCGAACGTCAGTTGCATGGATGACTCCTCACTCTGTGGCACATAGTGTCGCGCATCTGCTGTGCTTTGTTCAGAGTTTCCTTAGAAGTGGGCCAAAGTTGAAGCTGAATTTTATTTCTTTATTGTCCGCACCTCCTCTGATGATCTGCAAAGCGTCGTCCTTTGTTAGCTCCGAAGCATAGGTTCCTAGCTTTGCACCAATCTGATTCGCTTCTTCAAAAGAGCGGGAGCGCAGGTAGAGGGTAATAAGGCGTTTTGAGGCCACCTTAGGCAGCGTAAACCAATATATGTCTGCTATTTCGTCTGCAGTTGAACGTGAAATTCTTTGCTCAGCAGCAGCCGTGAGTGGGGTGATATCGAGAGCGGTTTCCACTAGGTAGAACTCCTCAGAACTCAGTTCCTTTACGAAATTAACTATTTTTTGTGCTGTATCCGCATCAATGTAGTCCCAAGCGTCTGGGCAGTGAGAAAAAAATCTCACAGATCTTTCTAACTTGGGATCTGTGACTCTGCGAAGAATAGGCGACAGCTTAGAAGTCAGCACTTCTAGCCATGGCTGAGGGTGAAGAGCGCGGCAAGCGTTGAGGGCCGCGTAATGACGACGATGGTCTACTTGCGTATCTGACTGATCCAGTAGCACGTGCTTCACGAGAGAAATCACAAAATTGTCGATCAATGAACGGCGAGAATTCTTTAGGGCCCCATCCGCCATCCAAGCCTGGGCATCCGCTGAACGTACAGGAAATAACTGCGATCCCACGTCTGACAAAAGCCTCTCAAGCGCATACTTTCCCTGTGCGGGCGGATGCTTTAGAAGTGAGCTAATGGCATTGCGGATGTGTAAGCGAGCTAGTTCACCCGGGGGCTCGTATGCTTCTCCTTCAGCTACTAAGGAAGGATGAGCACACCTGTTGCGATCCTCCAGGAGTCTGGTTAAATCAATTTCTTCGATCGGCGAAATGAGCTCGAAAGGTGAGCGCGCTTTGCTTACTATCGTTTTTTCAAATCCTAGGGCTGAACGTAGATCAGAGGTAGTCCGGATTCTTGTTAATTCGGCAACCTCTTTTTCAGCTGCTGCGTCACCTGCAAGCGCTAGTTCGTGTAGCTTCGCCATGATGTCATAACAGACAGCAACCCAGGTCGCGACGATCGATGCACGAAATGCGCCTGCTCGATAGCTCGCGATTGCTTCGCGAATATAACTCTTTGCGCGATCATCTCTGCATTGAAGGACCATCTCGTCAAGGTCGTATAGCGGTGAATTCATTACCTAATCCTTATGGGTATCTAAAAGACGGCATCTAGGCGCTGGAATCCCAGTCTAGCGTTTGGCAAAAGCTGAGACATCAGGTCTGAAAATTTCCTTTCGCTTCAGTCGCTTGCAATAGCTGGTGTGCCTTAGCTTGCGTAGATATGGGACATGGCAGCCACTAGCCTGAGTCGTCATGAAGACGGCCCACGAAATGCTCACCACATACCAGCAGGCAGAAATTGCCGTGCTGCAAGGGCAGAGCGTCCGGTTCGGTGAGCGCATGCTTACCCGCGCCGATCTGTCCGAGATCCGCAAGGGCCGCCAGGAGTGGCAGGCCGCCGTGGATCGGCAGGCCTGTACTGGCTGTCGCGCTCGCTGGGCGACGGTTGATTTCGGTGGCCGGACTTGATGGCTACCGCTGCTGTTGCCCGCGACCGGCTGAGCGTCGCCATTTCCCACGACCGGAACGTGCGTGCCATTGAGGCCCGCGCGGCCGATGTCGTCACTGCTAAGGAAACCGAGCTCGCCCAGCGCAACGAGCAGTTGCGCGTACTCGCACGCGCCCATGAGGTGACCCGCCCGTCGCGCAGCCGCAAGTTGGCGCGCGACTGGGGCAGTGGCAATGCGATTGCCGGCATGGACGCCCGCCAGCTGCGCGACCAGGCGCGCCACCTTGAGCGCGACCTGGATCTGGCCGACAACGCGCTCAACGTGCTGGTGCAGAACACCGTGGGCTCCGGCATCGACGTGCTGTCTGCACCGCGCTTGCCAGGCCAGCCGATCAACCGCGACCTGGCCCTGCAGCTGGATGAGTTGTGGGACGTGTGGTGGGACGCGCCCGAAGTGACCCGTGCGCATGACTATGGCGCGTGCCAGCAGTTGCTGGCACGCAGCTGGCTGCGTGATGGCGAGGCGTTCTACCAAGACCTGAGCGGCGTTGTGCCGTATCTGGAGCATGGCGGCGGTGTGCCTTACAGCATCGAGATGTTGGAGGCCGATCTGGTGCCGCTGGACTTCAACGACCCGGCCCGCAACATCCTGCAGGGCGTAGAGCGCAACGCGTGGGGCCGCCCGGTGGCCTACCACGTGTACAAGCAGCACCCGGGCGACCCGCTGGGCTGGACCACCGAAACCAAGCGCGTGAGCGCCGAGGTGATGCACTGCATTGCCAATCTCAAGCGCTTGCATCAGGTGCGCGGCTTGAGCGTGTTTGCCAGCGCAATGTCGCGCTTTGAAGACGTCAAGGACTACGAGGAGTCCGAGCGCATCGCCGCAAAGGTGGCGGCGTCGATGACGTTCCAGATCAAGAAAGGGTCCGGCGAGGTGTATCAGCCGCCGGGCGAAGGCCTAGGTGGTGTGGCGCTGATGCAACAGGGCGTGCCTGTGCGCGAGCTGCGCATGGCGCCCGGCGCGATCTTTGACGACCTGCTGCCGGGCGAATCCATCGAGAGCCTGGGCACCGACCGCCCAAACCCGAACGCGGCCACCTGGCGCAAAGAACAGTTACGCGCCGCTGCCGGCGGCATTGGCGTGAGCTACTCCAGCTTGTCGCTGGACTACAACGGCACGTACTCCGCACAGCGCCAGGAGCTGGTGGAAAAGTGGGGCAGCTACCTGATGCTGGCCGAACGCTTCATTGCCTTGTTCGTGCGCCCCACGCGCCAGCGCTTTATCGAGGCGGCAGTGCTGTCCGGCAAGGTACGTATGCCGCGCGGCTGGACACTGCGGCATCTGGCCGCCTCCACCTACGTGCGGCCGATCATGCCGTGGATCGACCCGCTCAAGGAGGCTTACGCCAAAGGCGAGGCCGAGGACCGCGGCTGGGTGAGCCCGCAGCAGAACACGCTGCAATACGGCAACAACCCCGACGAAGTGCTGCGGCAGCGCCAGGACTGGCAGCAACAGCAGCAGCAATTGCAGCCGGCCGCGCCGGCACCTGCGGAAGCCCGCGCGCAGCTGCGTGCCGACCTTTCGCGCGACATGTTGAGGGACATCTAACTATGCGACCCCACGCACTGATCGCGGCACTGGGCCGCGTGCTTGCCGATGCCGGCCCGGCGCTCGGCCCGTGCCTGCTCAAGATCGAAGCCCGCGCCACCGACGTTGCCGAGGTGATGATCTACGGGACCATCGGCGACAGCCTCTGGTCTGAATCCGTCTCTCCGCTGCAGCTGGCCGAGCAGATCGGGCAGATCAGCGCCGGCACGATCCATGTGCGCATCAACAGCGGCGGCGGCGTGGTGGCTGATGGTATGGCCATCTACAACGCGCTCAAGCAACACACCGCGCACAAGGTGGTGTTTGTGGATGGACAGGCTGCATCGATTGCCTCGCTGATTGCCATGGCCGGCGATGAGCTGGTGATGTACGCCAGCTCGCTGCTGATGGTGCATGCACCGCACACGATCGCCGCCGGCAATGCGTCCTCGTTTCGCCAATACGCCACCGCGCTGGATGCACATGCTGGCGCGATGTTGGAGGCGTACGCCACCAAGACTGGCAAGCGCGCCGAGGTGGAAAAGCTGCTCACCGATGGCGCCGACCACTGGTACACCGGCACGCAGGCGGTGGAGTTTGGCTTTGCCGACCGCGTGGCGGGCACCGCTGCAACCGCCCGCGCCGAGGCCGCATCCGTCGTGGCGCTTACCGGCTACCTGCAGGCCATCACCCAAGCGCCGGCGCCAGTCGCCGCGCAGCTGCGCGGCCATATCGCCGCCGCGCTCAGCCCCAGCGTTTTCGCCTCACTTCCCGAGGTCACCCAAACGGCCGTCGTTGGCCACATCGAGGATCCTATGACCCAACAAACCTACCTCCGCATCCTCGCCAACGCCGGTGGCGGGCAGGGTGCTTCCACCAACGTGGTCACGCCGCCTGCGCCTGCGCTTGCACCGACGCCGGTCGTCGCTGCTGCGCCAGACGCCGCGGCAGCCGTGCAAGCTGCGCTGGTCGCGATGCGCGGCCGCAACGCCGACATCATGGCGATGGCCGAGCCGCACATGGGCAATGCGGAGATCCGCGCCTATGTGGACGGCGTCATTGCCGCCGCCGACCCTGCGGTGACTCCCGACAACGTGGGCCGCCACATCCTGGCGCTGATGGGCCGCAACGGCGAGCCGCTCAACGGCCGTGCCGGCGTGGTGGCTGGCGGCGACCAGCGCGACAACGTGCGTGCGGCGATGACTAACGCCATCCAGGCGCGCGTGGGTATGGCGCAGGCCGCCGCAGACAACCCATACCGCGGCCACTCGCTGGCCGAGATGGCGCGCGAGTGCCTGGTGCAGGCCGGCGTGAATCCGCGCGGCATGGACCGGCGCGAGATTGTGGGCATGGCGTTCACCCATTCCACTTCGGATTTCCCGGCGTTGCTGGGCGATGCCGCGCGCCGCTCGGTGCTGCAGGGCTACCAGGAAGTGGAAGAGCGCTTCAGCGAGTTCACCCGCGCGGTGAGCGTGCCGGACTTCAAGCCGACCAATCTGGTGGGCCTGGGCGCGTTCTCGGATCTGCTGCCCGTGCGCGAGGGCGGTGAGTACAAGCAGGGCACCTTCAGCGAGCAATCGCAGTCGATGCAGATCATCACCTGGGGCCGGCTGTTCACCATCACCCGCCAGGCCATCATCAATGACGATCTGGGCATCTTCAGCGACGTGCCGCGCAAGATGGGCCAGGCCGCCAAGCGCACGCTGGCCAAGGCGGTGTATGACCTGATCACCAAGAACCCGAAGCTGGCCGACGGCAAGACGCTGTTCCATGCCGACCACGGCAACCTACTGCCGGCCGCGGGCATCACCACCGAGAGCGTTAGCGCCATGCAGGCGCGCATGGCACTGCAGAAAGACGCCGACAACAACATCATCCGCGTGCCGATGAAGACGCTGCTGACGCCGGTGGCGCTGTCCGGTGCGGCGCTGACCGTGCGCGCTGCCGAGTACGCGGTAGGCGGGGCCAACAACCAGACCACGCCCAACATCGTGCGCAACACCTTCGAGGTGGAGAGCGACGGCCGCCTGGATGGTGCAGACCCGAAGGCCTGGTACGGCCTGGCCAACTCGGCCTATGTGGATGCGCTGGTGGTGGGCTACCTGGACGGCAACCAGACGCCGTACCTGGAGCAGCACGAAGGATTCACCGTGGACGGTGTGGCCTGGAAAGTGCGCCTGGATGCGGCGCCGGCCATTGCCGACTACCGCGGCATCTACAAGAACCCCGGCCAGTAAGCCGCCTGCCGCACCGCAGGCGCGGTGCGGCGTCTCTTCGCATCTGGAGTACTCCCCATGAAAAACGCATATCAAGACGGCCGCGTGCTGGACGTGACCCTGGCCGCTGCAGTGAGCAGCGGCGGTGTGATCGCCGACGGCAAGCTGGTGGCCATCGCCGTTACCGACGGCGCCATTGGCGACACGATCGCCGCACACGTTGAAGGCGTGTTCGCGCTGCCCAAGTTGCCGGCCGCCGTGTTCGCGCGCGGCGCTTCGGTCAATTGGGACGCCGACACCAAGCAGGCCATCTCTGCTGCTGGCGGCGCTGGCGATACCAACGCCATTGGCTATGCCATCGAGGCGGCCGCCAACGGTGCCGCCACGGTGCTGGTGCGCCTCACCCCGGGCACCGCCACGCCGGTGGCCGCCTAAGCCTTACCCATCACCGCACGCAGATGCCCGGGTGGCGCGTGCGGTGGTGGCTCTCTTCGACATGACCCAAGGATCAGACATGGCCCCGCCGCGCGGCGTCCGCAACAACAATCCAGGCAACATCGATCGCACGGGCGTGGCCTGGCAGGGCGAAGACCGCACCGCGGCCGCACGCGCACGCGAGGCGCGCTTTGCCGTGTTCGACACGCCCGAATACGGCTTCCGTGCCCTGGTCAAAACGCTGCTGACCTACCAGCGCAAGCATGGTCTGCGCACGGTGCGCGGGATCATCAACCGCTGGGCGCCGCCGGTGGAAAACGACACCGGCGCCTATGCGCGCCAGGTGGCCACCGCGCTCGGCGTGGACGTGGACCAGCGCATCAATGTGGAAGCACCGGCCACGGCGTTTCAGCTGGCCAAGGCCATTGCCAAGCACGAGAACGGCGGCAACTTCTGGGGCGATGCGGTCATCTGGGATGGCGTGGAGCTGGCGGGGATTGCCCGGTGATGGACGGCGGCGCCACGCTGGTGCTCAAGTCGGCCGCGTTGCTGGTGGCGACCAGCGCCGGCAGCGCGGTGGTCACCGAGGTGATCACCGGCAGCGAGCACCTGTTCCTGGGCATTCCGCAGTCGTGGTTTCTGGCGGCGGTGGTGGGCGCGTTGGTTGGCCTGCTGCTGCTCAGCGAGATCGACGTGGGCAAGGTCTCGGCGCCCAGCGGCGGGCCGGGCGTGCAGTGGCTGACGCTGCTGCTGCGCGTGGGCTTGCTGGGCCTGTTCGTGCTGGGCTTTGCGTTGGCTGCCGGCTGGATTGTGGTGGCGCTGGCCAACTATTTTCCCTCTGTCCATCGCATCGGCATCGCGGTGAGCGGGCTGAGCGGTTTCATCATCAAGCCGATGTTGCCGCACTACCTGGGCGCGCTGCAGAAGTGGTCCGACCGGCTGGCCGGGCGTGCGGGAGGTGCGGCGTGAGCCTCTACCTCCTGAGCCTGGCCAGCACGCTGGCGGTGTTCTGCGCCACGACCTGGCAACTGCTGCACACCTTCCACGCTGGCGAGCGTGCGCGTGACCGCGCCGCCTGGGCGCTGCGTGGCGCCTGCTTCATCGGCTTGGCGGTAGGGATGCTGGGCATCTTCCTGCGCGACCTGGCGCAGCACACGCCGGCGCCCTGGTACGTGCTGCTGGTGCGCGTGTGCCTGACGGTGCTGCTGATCTACCCGTGGCGCCGGCGGGAGAGCGAGCGATGAATATCGTGGCCTTTTTCAAGGCGCTGGTGGCGTTGGTGTTCGGCTGGGCCGCCGATGCGCTGACGTGGTTGCGCAAGCCGGGCAGCCGGCTGAAGGTGGTGTGCGCGTTGCTTGCGGCGCTGCTGTCGATTGCCGCGCTCACGTCTTACCGCAAGGGCCAGCAGGTGATCGTGGTGACGCGCCAGGTAGCGCAGTGCCAGAGCGATCGCACCGCAGCCCTGGAAGCAGCGCAGCTAAAGCGCGCCGAGTTGGAACGCAACAACGCCGACAAGGACGCCGCACTGGCAACTATCGCCGCCAAGTTGCAGGCCGAGGCCGAGAAGCTGCGGCTGCTGCAAGAGCGCAATGCCGGACTGCGTGACAAGACCGAAGCCGCCAAGGCCGCCGCCGACCGCAGCGCCAAGGCGTTCAAACACGAATACGACCAACGCCCGGCCGAGTGCACCGCTGCACTGCAGGCGCTGGCTGCGGCATGCCCCAGCCTGGGAGGCTACTGATGCTGCGCTCTCTGTTCGCTATTGCTGCGATCGCCGGCTTGCTGGCTGGATGCGGCCGCAACGGTGTCACGCGGGAGGATCCGGCGCGCCCTGTGGTGGTGACGCCAGCGCCAGCGGTGATTGCCGTGCCGGTGCGCACCTATGTGCAGATCGAGCCGCGCCTGACCCAACGCTGCCCGTGGGAGAAGAACGGCACGCTGGAGCAGGTGCTGGACGTCTCGCGTGGGCGCAAGCGCTGCCTGGAGTTCTACGAGGCCAACCTGGATGAGATAAGCCAGGTGCAGGGCACACCGGTAGGCGAGGGTGGCCCGTGAGCCAGATTCGTATCGCCGTGGACGCGGACAACCTGCTGGGCCGGCAGTTCAGCGCGCTGGAACGCGAGCAGTTGCCGTATGCCGTGATGCAGGCGTGCAACGCCACGGCCTACGAGATCCGCGAGGTGTGGAAGCGCACCGCGCCGCGCGTGTTCGACCGCCCGACGTCGCTGACGATCAACGCCGCGATGTACCGCAAGGCGACCAAGGACCGGCTGTTCGCCGAGATCTTCCTGCGCGATGAGGCCTTCAAGGGCACGCCGCCGGCCAAGTACCTGCGCACGGAAGTGGACGGCGGGCAGCGCCGCAAGAAGGGCTTCGAGGTGCTGCTGCAGGCCAAGGGCCTGATGCCGGCCGGACAGTTCGCGGTTACCGGGCGCGGTGCGCGCACCGATCAGTACGGCAATGTACCGGGTGGCCAGGTGACCGCGATCTTGTCGCAGCTGGGCGCGCAGCGCGACGCCTACCAGAACGTCAACGCCGAGAAGCCCAAGCGGCCCAGCAATGAGCGTAGCCGCGCCGAGTACCTGGGGCGCACACGCTTGAACACCGTGGCGGTGATGCAGCGCACCGTTCGCCGCGGTGGTCGCTACTTCGCGCTGCAGCGCCAGCGCGGCAAGTTGGCGCCGGGTATCTACGAGCGCATCGGTACCGGCTTCGGCAGCGCGGTGCGCAGCGTGTTTGTGTTCACCACGCGCGCCAGCTACACGCCGCGCTACGACATCTACGGCCTGGCCCAGCGCACCTGGGACAAGCTGATGCCGTTCTACTTCAATCGCGAGCTGGACAAGGCCATCCAAAGCGCGATCGCCAAGGTGGGCGCATGAGCCAGCGCGAGTTCCTTCAAGCCTTCGATGCGGTCGCTTTCGCGGCCTTCGCGGAGGTAGGCCTGGCTGATGGCGATGCACGCTACCAGGCGCCCGACGCCGCGGAATCCGTTCCGTGCACCGTCCAGATCGACCGCGACGTGCGCGACTTTGGCAGCGACCTGGCGCCGGTGAGCACCGGCTACACGCTCGTGACCTTCCAACGCGCCGAGGTGCAGCCGGCCAAGCGCGGCCGGCTGCTGCTGCCCGGCGAGACGTTGGTACTGGCGGAGCGGGTGCGGCAGGACGAATCCATCAGCCAGTGGGTGGCCGACCATGGCTAGCCCACGCGAGAGCCTGCGTGCTGCAGTCGGCAACTGCCTTCAGCGCATCAGCCGCGCCAGCGGCTACCAGACTGACGCCGGCGCCAGCCTGACGTTGGAGCCGGGGCAGGTCGACGAGGACGCAACCGCCGTGCTGACAGTGCTGGTGGCCAAGCAGCAGCGCGCCAGCGAGAGCGCACTGACCCGCACGCACCGTCTGACCACGCTGGTGATCGTCGCCAAGGTGCCCGCGCCGCTGGACACCGCGCAGAGCCAGCTGGACGCGCTGGTGTCCGACATCGAACTGGCCATGGCCGACCAGCAGTTTCGCTACCCGCACGGCATCCAGTTCCCGCAGTACGTGTCCATGGAGCCGGTGAAACCGGAAGCCGGCATGAGCTGGATCGGCGCGCTGCTCACCTACCAAACCCACATCCCCATCACCTGACGCCGCCCGCGGCACTTACGAGGAGCATCCATGCCCATCAATTCCCCCGATTACAGCTACCTGGGTAGCGGCGAGCTGCACCTGCGCAAGCGCGGCGCGGCCAAGCCGTTCCGCAGCGTCGGCAACTGCTCGGCCTTCAGCTTCTCGCCGCAGACCAACCGCATCAATCTGCTGGACAGCACGCAGCCCGGTGGCGGCAACCGCAACTCGGTGGATCGCATCACCGAGGTGCAGGTGAGCTTCACCATGCACGACTTCAGCGCGCAGAACTTTGCCGACGTGCTGCGCGGCACCGCCACGGCCATTGTGGCCGGTAACGCGGCTGATGAGGCCGTGGTGGCCTATACGGACGGCGTGACCCCCTTGGTCAACTTGGCAGCCGACATCGCTGCTGTGAAGCCAGTCACTGGCGACGCGCAGTACACGAAAGGCAAGGACTGGGACATCAAGAACGGCGCCCTTTACGTGCCGGCAGATTCGGCCATCACCAACCCGGTGGACGGCGCGCCCAACATCAAGGTCACCTACAGCTTCGGCGCGGCCGAGCGCCTGCAAGCTTTGGTCAATCCCAACGAAGAGTACGAGCTGCTGTTCTTGGGCTTCAACGAAGCACGTAGCGGTAAGAAGGTGCGCGCCCACGCTTATCGCGTGTCCGGCGGCGTGATCGGCGAGCTGGCGTTGATCGGTGAGCAGTATGGCGCTGGCACGGTCACCGGCACGCTCAGCAAGGACACCAGCAAGCCAGCCGGTGTGTCGCAGTACTTCACATGGGATGCCGAGAAGTGAGCGATGACATCGACATTCTGATGCCGCCCGTGCGTGCCATTACCTTCCGCGGCGAGCAGCTGGAGCTTGCGCCGCTGACACTGGCGCAGATCGGTCCCTTCATCAAAGCAACCCGGCCGATCATCGGCCGGGTCATCGTCGCCGCAAGCCTGGTCAGCGCCGGTGCCACCATCGAGGTGGCTGCGCTGATGATGGACGTGCTCGAGCAGGACGCCGATGCCTTCGCAAAGGGCGGTGCCATCGTGGCCGGCAAGCCGGAAGCCTGGATCGCCGGTGCCTCACTGGCAGATGCCGCTGCGCTGGTCGAGGCGGTGGTGGAGCTCAATGAAGATTTTTTCGGCCAGCGCCTGCCGAGCCTGATGCGAGCCGCCGGCAAGGCGATCGAAGCGGTGGGAATGACGCAGGCGCAACCGGATGGGCCGATCTCGTCCACTTCCTCGTCGCCCGCGGACACCAGCGGCGAGACGTCCTGACGTACACCCTGGCTCAAGCCAGTGCATTTGCTGCAGCAGCTGTCCGCGATGACCGTGAGCAGCTGCTGATGCACGAAGCATCCACGGCGCAGGCCGTGCGGATGGCGATGGGTGCTGAGCCCGCCGCCTTTACGAAGTACCTCAAAGATCTGAACCGGTAAATGGCCGATCAATCAGCGAACTTGCGTGTTCGCATCAGTGCGGACGTCAACGACATCAAGCAGGGCCTCGCGTTACTGCGGGGGCAGCTGACTGACCTGCGCAAGCAGGCAGGTACCCCGTTTCCTGCGAACGATCCGATCAAGCAGCTGGGCATCTCCGCTGGGCAGACGCGTCAGGCGATGGCCCAGCTGCCGATGCAGTTCACTGACATCTTTACCAGCATCCAAGGTGGCATGCCTTGGTTCACGGTGCTGGTGCAGCAGGGCGGACAAATCAAGGACAGCTTTGGCGGGGTTGGCCCTGCACTAAAGGGCGTCTCCGGTGCAGTTCTGGCAATGGTCAATCCACTGACCGTGAGCGCAGCTGTGGTTGCAGCGCTAGCCTTGGCATGGAAGCAGGGAGAGGACAGATCGTTCGCATTTAGCAATGCGCTGCTTGCGACAGGTCACTATGCCGCTGCGTCTACCGGGCAGCTTGAGGGCTTGGTTTCGAAGCTGGATCAGTTGGACGGCGTTTCGCTGGGCAGTGCGCGCGAGGCGGTGCTCAAGGTTGCCGAATCCGGAAAGTTCACCGGGCAGCAGTTCGACCAGGTTGCGGCCAGCGCCGCGCTGATGCAGGCCGCCACAGGGCAGGCCATCGACGAAACGATTGCCAAGTTTGAAGACATCCGTAAGAACCCGGTAGAGGCGCTGCTCAAGCTCAACGAGACCGCGACGTCCCCCCACCCTGAGTAGTGGCTTGGTTTAGAGTCCGGGGGTAATGATATCGGTGTTTGCCAGATGTTGGGCATACGCAGCCGGGGTCATGCCGCAGATTGCTTTTTTGGGTCGGTCCTCGTTGTATTCGCGTCGCCAGCGTTCGATTTCGGTGCGCGCGTGCAGCAGTGTCGGGAACCAGTGCTCGTTGAGGCATTCGTCGCGTAGTCGGCCATTGAAGGATTCGACGTAGGCGTTCTGGTTCGGTTTGCCGGGTTGGATCAGCCGCAACTGCACGCCACGGGCATGCGCCCAGGCGACCATCGCCTTACCGCAAAACTCCTTGCCGTTGTCAGTGCGGATCACCTTCGGCAAGCCGCGACTGTGTGCCAACCGATCCAGCACGCGCGCAACGCCATGTCCCGAGATCGCGCGCTCCACGTCGATGGCGACCGCTTCGTGGGTTGCATCGTCCACGATCACCAGACACTTGATCACCCGCCCTTCGGCAGTGCGGTCGAACACGAAGTCCATCGACCACACCTGGTTGGCCTGCGATGGCCGCAGCAGCGGCTGACGCTCGCCTATTTGCACTTTTTTGCGCTTGCGCCGCCGGACCTGTAGCTGCTGTTCGCGGTACAACCGCTCCACGCGTTTGTAGTTCACGATGCGCCCTTCCTGTCGCAGTTTGAGATAGATCATCCCCACGCCATAGCGACGATGGCGATGCGCCAGCGCAAGAATGCGCTCGCGCAGTTCGCCATTGCGGTCTTCGCGCGGGCAATAGCGCAGCGCACTGGCGCTCATGCCGATCGCTGCCAAGGCACGACGCTCGCTGGCACCGCGCCCGATCCACTCGCGCACCAGCGTACGACGCGCCGGTGCGCTTACCACTTTTTTCGCAGCGCATCCTTGATCAGGTCGTTCTCGAACAGCTGCTCGGCTAGCAACTTCTTCAGTCGAGCATTCTCGGACTCAAGGTCCTTGAGCCGCTTGGCATCGGGCACGCTCATCCCGCCGAACTTGCTGCGCCACAGGTAGTACGAGGCCTCGCTGAAGCCATGGCGCCGGCATAGGTCCTTGATCGCTATGCCCGCTTCGGCTTCGCGCAGGAAGCCAATGATCTGTTCCTCGGTAAAGCGCTTCTTCACGTCCAATCTCCTCGGGGTAGGGAATTGGACTCCAAACTGGGGCGCTACTCAAAATTGGGTGGACGTCGACCGAGCACTTTCTTACCCAGACACAGCTGGAGCGCATCAATACCCTCGTCGAAGAGGGGAACAAGCAGCAGGCTGTTGCTGAGGCGGTGCAGCTCTATGACGCGCATCTGGAGAGCGTCGCACGGCGTGCTCAAGCTGACATGCCGGCGATGTCCAAGGCGTGGACCAGCGTCAAAGACGAAGCGTCCGGCGCCTGGGGCGAGGTTGAGAAGTACGCCGATTTGCTGGATCGCGTGATCTCGAAGCAGGACGCACTAGGAAACAGCGTCGTCTGGAAAAGACTGAGCGCTGCGTTGGCCAACTCAGGTGGCGTCGTCGGCGGCCTTGCGCGTTACTCGGGGCTGTTGGACGAGATCGCGCAAAAGCAGGATCAGGCCGAAAAGAGCAGCAAGGGCCAGACGATCGGCGGCGGCATGCTCAATTCGATTGGTGCGCTGGGCAGCCTCATCAAGCAATCCAAGGGGTTGCTTGAAAGCGCAGCACGGCCAGACTTCTCCAACGTGATCGCAACGGTTGACCGAGGGCCTGTCGTCGACTCGGAGCAAGCAAGCGCCAGTCTGAAATTCCAGGACGACACCAACAGCCGCTTGAGTAAGACGCTTGACCTCGAGGGTCAGATCAAGCAGATGAAGGAGGATGCGGCGAAAGCGGGAGTTACCGACGCCAAGCTGCTCGCCGAGCGTGAAAAAGTAATGCGCGCCGAGGCGGCGGCCAAAGGCGCAAAGGGTGCGACAAGTCTTGCGACCGCTGCCCGCTCGGCAGGCCTGCAAAGCATCAAGGATGCGTTGACCACCGAGCAGGCGCAGATCACCACCAGCACCAAGATTCTGCAGGCGCAATACCAGGCGCGCGAGGTCTCTGCCGAAACCTACTACCAGCGCATGCGTGAACTGGCCGAGCGTGGCACCGCCGCAGAGGCGCAGTCGCTGCAGAAGCAGATCGATTACCTCAACAGCCGCAACGTCAGCGGCAAGCAGTCGATCGACGTCAACAAGCAGGTCGGCGAGTTGGAGGCGCAGCTGGCCAAGGTGCGCACCGAGGGCGCTGCCGCGCTTCAGGTGTTGTCCACCGAAGAGAGCAAGCTGAAAAAGCAGCGCGAGGACGCGCTCGCCTCCTACAAGGCGGCGCTCAACGCCAGCACCGATGCGCTGCAGGAGGACATGGATGCCATGATCGCCCGGGTTGGCGCGGGCGATCGCGAGTTCGAGATCCAGCAGCGGCTCAATGGCGTCTACCGGGAGCAAGCGCAGCGACTCACCGAGCTCGCACTGCAGAAGAACACCGGGCGAATCGATGAAGCGACTGCCGCGGCCGAAGAGGCGGCGGTGCGTGATGCTACCGAGCGCCGTGTGCAGGTGATCCGCGATGGGTACGTGCGCATGTCGGAGGCACAGGCCGACTGGGGCAGGGGAGCGGCGGCTGCCTGGGCGAACTACCGCGATGAGGCGAGCAACGCGGCCGGTGCGGTGGAAAGTGCCACCACGTCGGCGCTGACCTCGTTTGAGGACATGGTGGTCAAGGCAACGACCAACAGCAAAGTCAGCTTCAGAGACATGGCTAACTCGATCATCGCTGACTTTGCGCGGATCACGGTGCGCAAGGGGATGACCAGTCTGCTGGGTGGGGTGTTCGGTGGCAGCCAGGTCGGAGCCGTACAGCGCGAGACGATCCCGCTGCAGGGCTGGGACACCGGCGGTTACACCGGCCCGGGCGGCAAGTTAGAGCCGGCCGGCGTCGTGCACAAGGGCGAGGGCGTCCTGAGCCAGCGCGATATCGCCGCGATCGGTGGGCCTGGTGCATTCCTTTCGCTGCTGAGCACGATCCGCAGCGGGCGCGGTTATGCCGCCGGCGGGCTCGTTGGTAGCACCGCAATGCCATCCGTTGCAGGTGCTGGCGGCATGAGCGTGGAGATCAACAACTATTCCGGGCAGCAGGTGCAGCAGCGTGAGGAACGCAGCCGAGGTGTCGACGGCAGCGAATTGCGCAAAATGATCATCGATATTGGTGCTGCCGATATCGCCGGTGGCGGTCGCATGGCGGGTGCCATCAAAGGCCGCTTCGACACAAGGGAGCGCCGCTAATGGCAAGCCTGCCTAGCTATGTGGGCGTGCTTTACGACGCCATTCGCGAGCGGCCAGTGCCCTCGGTCAAGCGCACAGAAATGGAGCGCGGCCTGGCCAAGCAGGAGCGGATCAATTCGCGGACGGTGGTCAATTTGCCGCTGTCGTTCGATTTTTCCAACAAGGATGACGCCGCAGCATTCCTGGATTGGTACTTCGATGTGATCAAGGTCGTTGGCACCTTCACCATGACGCATCCGCGAAGTGGTCAACAAATCACCGCGCAATTTATCGGCGGAGACATCGGGGAGCTGCGTGCCGTAGAAGGGGTGGATCGGCCTTACCAGTGTGATGTGCAGATCGAGTACTTGCGATGAGCACATTTCAGGAGCGCAGGCAGCGCGTCACCGACACAGATGGACCGCTGGAGCTGTTGGAGATGACCGCGCCATCGTTCGCTGCAGTGCTGCGCATCGTCAACGACACGCAGGACTGGACCAGCAACGGGAATCTCTACGTGCGCTGCCCATTCCGGTTTAAGCAACCAGCTGACCAGGCCGGGCAGACACCACGAGCGCAGCTGGAGGTGGACAACGTTGGCCGGGGCATCACGGAGGATCTGGAGCGTGTCCAGCCAAACGAGCTGGTGATGTGTCGCTACCTGATCACGGATCGCACCGCGCCCAACGTCATCGCCCGTCGCTTCTACCTGCCAATGACGCAGGTACGTGCTGCCGGCCCGCTGATCACCGCGCAGATCGGCGTGGACTTCTTCATGCGCAACCAGGCCGTAAAGCTGCGCGGTAACCCGCACACGTTGCCAGGTATCCACTGATGCGGGCGAGCGAGATCGAGCGGTATCTGGGCATTCCTTACGACAACGACAGCTATGACTGCGCTGACCTGGTCGTGCAAGTGCAGCGCGAGCTGTTTGGTCGCGAGGTGCAGATGCCGGCACGTAGGCCGCGCGGTACTGCGGGGCAGGTAGCGCTGGGCGAGCTGTCGCGTGCCTATGCGGTGCCGACCACCGCCCCGGTCGACGGCGACCTGGTGCTGATGTTCGACAAGGGCCAGACGCGGCCCGGGCATGTCGGGCTGTTTTTCCGCCTCGCCCATGAGGGCTGGGTGCTCCATACAACACACGCGCTCGGCAGCAGCTGGCTGCACCGGGTGCGAGAGCTGCCGGACTACGGCGCAAGGATTGAGGGGTACTACGCATGGGTCTGATGACGGCGCCGGCTATCGAAGGTCAGCTGGTGCTGACGCCGCATCCAGTCACGCTGGACGGCCAGCGGCACATCCCGATGAATCTGGAGCCTGGCGAGCGGCTGTGCGACTTCCTGCACCGCCATGTGCTCGACCTGGACCAGGGCGAGTGGACGGTGTCGATCGGCGGGCGAGTGGTGCCGCGCCACATGTGGCCGCATGTTTTCCCCAAGGACGGCCAGGTCATTGAGGTGCGCGGCGCCGTTGGTAAGAACGCGCTGTACATCGTGGCGATGGCGGCGCTGATCTATTTCACCGGCGGCGCGGGTGCCACCTGGGCCGCTGGCCTGGGCACGACAGGCGCAGCAGTGGCCTATAGCGCGGCGTTTGTTGCCGGCTCGATCCTGATCAACAAGGTGCTCGGCCCCAAGGTCGAGAATCCGGCCGCCAGCACTGCTGGCACGGTCTTCAGCCTGGGCGCGCCGCGCAACCGCTTGCGGTTGTACGAGCCGCTGGGCCTGCTGTTCGGCCGGGTGCCGATCGCCCCGGACATTGCCAGCAAGCCCTACACCTTCTACGAGGGCGACGACCAGTACCTCGGGCTGGTGCTGACGCCAGGTATCGGCGTGGGCCGCGTGGGTGCGTTCTCCAATGGCGACACGCCGCTGGCCAACTACGAGGGCGTGAGCGTCTTCCACGCCGGCTATAGCCAGATGCCGGACCAGGCCATCCCGCTGTACAGCAATGTCGACACCATCGACGGTGGCGAGCTGCCGGACACGGCCGACTTTGTCACGCGCACCAGCAGTGCCGACACCGTGCGCATCCAGATCAACCTGGAATACGTGCTGGGCGGCGTGGGTACTTCGGGCAAGCCCTACAACGTGTCCGAAACCGTGCAGGTGCAGTACGCGCCAGCTGGCACCGGGATCTGGGCCACGCTGGCCACCCAGACGTACACCGGTGACAAGCTGGACGTCAGCAAGCGCGCGACGCTGTCGGCGGATGTGGCCAAGGGCCAGTACGACGTGCGTGTGCGCATCCTCGGTCAAGGTAACTACGAAGGCCCGAATAACCAGCGCAACGACTTCCAGTGGTCGACCATGGGAAGCGTCCAGGCCGACACCGCGACCTACGACGGGATCTCGCGCAGCGGCATCCTGATGAAGGCCACCGGCCAGCTCAACGGCCAGCCCGATGAGCTGCGTGCCGAGCACATCGCCGCGCCGATTCCGGTCTGGCGTAATGGCAACTGGGTGACCGAGGAAACCAGCAACAACGGCGCGCACATCCTTAAGTACGCGCGCGGCTACTTCAACAAGAAGGGCCAGCTGATTGCCGGCATGGGCAAGTCGGACGAAGAGATCGACATCGAGTCGCTGCAGGGCTTCATGGCCCACTGCGAGGCCAACGGCTACACCTACGACTACTGGCTGACCGAGGAGCGCAACCACGAGGAAGTGCTGCAGGCGATCGCGCTGGCGGGCATGGGGCAGGTGAGCTGGGCCGGCGGCCGGCTGTCGGTGGTGTGGGCCGCCGACGAGCAGCCGGTGTCGGGCGTGGTCAACATGGCCACGATGAAAAAGGGCAGCTTCGCGGTCGACTACACGCTGGCCAGCGCTGCCGACGGGATCGAATACAGCTACTTCGACAGCACGACCAACAAGGTCGAGACCTTGCGAGTACCGGCGCCCGGCGTGGAGACGATGCTCAACCCGGCGCGCCTCACCGGCGAAGGGATCCGGCGTGAGTCCCATGCGGTGGAAATGGCGCGCTATCACCTGGCCCAGAGCTTGTTCCAGTACAAGGACATCAGCTTTGACCAGGACTTGGAGTATCTGAGTTACCGCCGGCTGAGCAAGCTGGCCATCTCCCACGACCTGACGCAGTGGGGCTTCGGTGGCCGCATCGTTGCTGCCGAGCGCAGCCCGCTGCTGGGCACCATCACCCTGACGCTGGACGAGCCGGTGCCGCCGCCTACAGCGGGCAATGCGTTCATCGGTCTGCGTATTCCTGGGGAAGCGGTCTACCGCACATTCCGCGTGCGTAGCTTCACTGAGGCGACCGACACCATCCAGCTTGTGGAGGAATGGCCGGATGACGCGGCGCTGCCAGGCGAGGGCTACGCCGACGCCATGGTGGACGGCGGCTGGCAGGACAATCCGGCGCACGACACGATCTGGATCTACGACTTCAAGGCAACGCCGGGCTACAGCGTTCGCGTCGTCAGCATCGAACCCGAAAGCGACTTGAAGGGTGCCGGCATCATCGTGGTGCCGGAGTCGCGGGAGTTCTGGATCTTCGTCAAGACCGGCCAGTACATCCGGCCGGAAAACGGCTCGTCGCTGGCCACGCGCCCGATCCTCAGCAACTTGGCAATCAATGAGGACCAGATCACCACCGGCGACGTCACGGCCACCGATCTGGTTGCCGCCTTCGACATCACCGGGCCGTTCGACCACGCGGTGGTGTACGTCTCGGCATCGGACGGCAATGGCGAGCTGCTGGAAGTGGCGCAGACACGCACCCGCACGGCGCGGTGGCGCATCCCGCGCGCCGGCACCTACACGATCAACGTGCGTCCGTTCGGCCCGGAAGGGCAGATGGGCATCGGCGCCTCGCTGATCTTCACGACCATCGGCGCCGACGCGCCGCCGGTGAACTACGACCTGTTCGACGTGGAAGAGATCTCCGGCGGCATCCGGCGCTACACCTGGGGTTTCTGGACCGACACCATCCAGTCGGCCAACCTGGCCGGCGCGGAGATCCGCTACGCCCAGGCGCCGGAGCAGGGCGCGCCGATGCCGGAGTGGGACGCCATGACGCCGGTCGGCGACAGCGGGTACCACACCGGTGCATTCGACTCACCCATCCCGTCCTCGGGCAAGTGGACGTTCGCCATCCGTGCGCGCAACACCAACGGCACGCTGTCGGTGGCGGCCAAGTACATCACCAAGATGCTGGGCAAGAACCTGGGCGAGCTGCAGGAAGAGATGCAGCAGGCGATCGATCAGACCACCGAGGAGATCCGGCAGGGCTTCTTGGAGGCAGCGGCGCGCGACAGGCAGATCGCTGAGGAAGCATTGGCCGCAGCGAACAAGGCCCGCGAAGACGCGATCGCACACGCTGACGCGCTCAATGCCGCGCTAGGCGACCTGGTCAACGCCGACGAATGGACCTCGACTGCCTCGTATCCCAAGGGCGACTTTGTGCGCTACGACGGACGTCTGTACCGGGCAGAGCTTGCGAACTCGGGCGTCGTGCCGGCGGGCAATCCCTCGACCTGGCAAAACGTCGGCAACTATTCAAGCGCAGGCGAGGCGATCGCCGCAGCTCTGGACGTCGCCAACCAGACTGCGAACGAACTCGCGGCCGAGGTTACTCGGCTCTCTGGGGTCATTGCGCGGCTGCCTTCCGGCGACGGACAGCTGGCCACCTCCGCGTCGGTTGCTGACGGGCTGACGGCACTGGCAAATGCTGACACAGCTCTGGGGCGGCGCGTTGGGACTGTAGAGGCCCGCATGCCTGCCGGTACCGGCGGTCTGGAAACGGCGGCGCGTGTCACTGCTGTGGATGAAGCAGCCGTCTGGCGCAACGAGGTGATGGGTCAGCGAGTCGGTGTGGTGGAGGCGCGCATGCCGTCTGGCATCGGCCTTCTTGCAACGTCCGCAGGTGTAACTGCAGTGGATCAGGCTCGCGTCAGTGGTGACCAGGCGCTGGGCCAGCGCATCGAAGCGACGAACGCTGCATTGGCTGGCAAGGCTGAAACGGCTGCGCTCAACGCTCTGAGTTCGCAGGTGCAGCAGGTCGGCAACCAGGCCAACGCGACCAGCACCGCAGTCACTGCTGTGGTGGCGAAGACGAACATCAACCCCAATATGCTGCGCAACCCAACCTGGGCTCAGGGCAGCCTGGCGTGGAGCCTGCCGGCAGAATCAAGTGGACGTAACCGCCCAGATTTTGGCACCTACCTCGCAATCTCTGCTACTTCCGGGGGCCTTGCAGCCGAACAACAAGTGAGCGCTGGGCCGGGGGTCTACACGGCTTCGGTCGATATCTGGAAGGATTCAGGTTCTGGTGTGGCCCGGTTGGAACTATCGGCCTACAGCGCTGGAGGCCTGATGGGCGCCCAAACCGTCGTCGCCGATGTTGGCAGTGTGGGTGCCTGGAAAAGGTTTTCGATCAGTCTGAGTGTACCGGCCGGCGCGGTACGGCTCGGCGTGCGCTTGATCTGCGAAGTAACCGGTGCAGCAACTTACTTTCGAAGAACGAAGTTAGAGACGGGACTTGTTGCAACAACGTGGACCGATGAAACGTCAGTGGTGGATCAGGCATCCGCAACGCAATCGCTCCAAGCGCGGATGACGGTCAACGAGAACGGCGTTGCCAGCTACTACGCGTCTTACACGTGGGCACTCGACGTCAGCAACAAGGTGATCGGCATGCGCTCTTTCAACAATGGGTTCATCGGAAAGATCACGTTTTCGGCAGACGTGGTGGAAATCATCGGCGCCACACCTGGCGGCGGTCGCAATGAGTTCGTCGGCGGGAAGTTCTACGCCTACGCGCCCAATGGCCGCCGCGTGGTCGCACTGGGTTACGGAGTGACATGACCAACGTCCTAATCATCAACGACGCCGACACCGGCGTCGTGCTGTTGCAGATCACCGATCAAGCCGACTCCGACCTGCTCACGCAGCATATGGGAGAGATCGCAATAACCAGCGGTGGAAGTGGCTCGCTGCCGGTGCCGGTCACGGGCAGCGCCAACCAACTGTATTACTGGTTTGTTGCCGACAGCGCCGCGGGCAACAGCCTGCTGCCTTACTTCAGTGACGACGGCAATACGATCACGTGGGCGGCTCCCAGCTCATCCTTCGGCGCCCGCGCCGGTGGGACCTTGTTCTACGGGAGGTTTTGATGGCCTATGCAATCTTCGAGGCCGGTCCTAATCGCATTGTGATCTCTGAGACCTGGAAGAACTTGGCCCTGGCGTCGAAGCAGACGATCACGCCAACCAGCAGTGGCGTGCTCAAAACTTGGAGCCTAACTGTCGCCGGCACCAATCCAGTTCTTGCGTTTCTGGGTGAGAGCAATGCCGCGCTTGCAACGCGAACCCGTAGCGGGAACAGCTTCACGTTCACCGGTTTCACCACCAGCGGCAGCTTCACTGCCATGGTCTTCGACTATCCGAACTTCGGGCGGCGGGACTACTTGGTGGTCACCAATCCCGACACCGATGAGGTGCATTTCGATGCAACACTCAAGTACATGAAGGTGCGCGGGCTACTGCAAGCCAATGCAAACCAGGGCGGGTCGATCACCTTGCCAGCGGGCCGGACCTACGCTGCACTGGCCGGCTCCACCGGCAACATCATGCTGGCTATCGGCGGCCTTGTCGGCGGCGGCCCGCAATGGCAGGTGCAAGTGCTGTGGCGTAAAGGTGTGGTCAACATCAACGGCAATGTCGCATCCATCTCCGCAATCGATACCGCCCAGGATCTGCGCACAGGCACTAGCGGAACTCCCCAGCCGCCCCCCGGCAACTACGGCCAGGCGTGGGTGCGTTCCCCAATTCTAGATGTCACGGGTTATTAAATAACTCCGCATGCGTAGCGGGACGGATTCCCAGTGAATCCGCCCCGCGCGCCATTCATTACATGCCTGTGCCAACTACAAACTGCCAGTCCTTACTCTTGCCCAAAGTCTGGGCGGGAGTAGGGACGGCTAAGAGCAGAGTCTTGAATCCAGTGCTGCCGTCGTAAACTAGGACTTCTGCATCTGCATTGCTAGTTCTTACAGCATAAAGGTCAAGCCTGCCGTCGTGATTATAATCGCCCATGTTAAAGGAATAAGAGTTGTCGTTCCCTGTAACGCCTAATCCAGTGGTTGCGTGAAGCTTATAGGTCTTAAAATCGGAAACGGACGTAAGTATATGCACCTCTGTCGTATTCGACTGCCCCATCTTTGTTATGACGTAGAGGTCGGGTGATACGCCGTTCTCCCATCCTCCTAGCGCGAAATCGAAAGAGACATCATTTCCTGTGGAGGTTAATGCAGTCTCAAACTGGCCGTTGAAGCGCGTATAATTTGCTGCGCCGTCAAGGATGTGGATTTCTGTCTTGCCATTGCCTCCGTTTTTCTTGATAACATAGACGTCAGGTACGTTGTCGCGATCGCGGTCTGCAAGTAAGAACTTGTAATCAGATCCGGTGCCGGTCTCGTGAAGCGGAGTTGGCGTCTGTAGTAGGAAATTCTGAGGGTTTCGGCCGTCTATAACATGAACTTCAGTTGTGCCAGAGCCTGTATTGCTGCGACTAAAGACGTAATAGTCTTCTGTGCCATCCCCGTTGAAATCCGCTGTTCCAAATATTTTCTTTTCATCTGTGCCGCCCAAGTACATTGGCAGCGTTATCTCGGTCTTCTTTGAGTAATCGGCATCCCACCACAGCTTGGTTATGGCAGTTGGGGCTACTTTCTTGTTGAAGCCGTAAATGTGCGGGGGCTCCAGTCTCTGGTAAGAACACGTGCCAAATGCCATGGCGCTGAAGCCAAGGCTAGCTTGTCCACTGTTACTGTAGACATTGTAGTTATTGGCAACCCCGATGCCATCGTAAGTTGTTTTACAGTTGCGCTTTAGATTGGCCTCGGCAGCAGCCCGTGCTTGCACAGGTTGCTTTCCTGATCCTTCTCCGCTAATCCCCGTACTAAATCCTAATTTCGCATGGCAAATCGGGGCGATGAATAGAAGTGGCAGCAGCCACGCCTTACGTGTGAGTTCCATTTGCTCCATATCCTTTGGTTGGCGTTGTCGCCGAGACCAATCATATACGGAATGTTAATGTCTTTGGTTGTTGTGTTCACATGAAGTGGATCTCTGGCTGCATTGAATCTGAAATTATTTCTTTAAATTCAAGGGGGTTACATGGCTGCTATCACTGAAAAATCTAGCTTTGGTACTCGGACAAAGATAGTTGCGCCTCGCATCGAAATTAGATGGGACCCAGTGACCAACGACGGACCGGTCGAGTTCCATTTTGAGCAGATCACCACCAAGCCGCACCCGGATGGCTGGACGCAAACGCTCGAGCGCTTCTTCCTGCGCGTGCTTACGGTGCAGATCAGCGACCTAGTCGGCCGCAGCTACGACATCACCGCGCCGGCCACGACTGAGGTCGACCCGGCGACCGGCGAGTCCGTGGAGGTGCAGGGCGAAACAGTTACCGAGCCTGGGGTACATCTGCTGCTGGGCATCAAGGCGGCTACCCGCGCCGCCTACGATGCAAACGTGGTGACGCCCGATCCAGACGTAGACCCGCTCTCGCGGCAGATCACGATCATCTGGAACCCGATCAACGACACCGGCACCGTGACGTTCCAGGTCGAGGACCGCGGCGCCGCCCTCGGTGTGCTGGCTGCGCCTATCGCCGATCTGATTGCACCGACATACGCCATCCGCTATCCCGGGGCGGAGGCGACGCAGGAGCTAGAGGGATGGAAACTCCAGGCGTTGATCAAGGCTGCAACGGACATTGCGATCGCCGCCAGTCTGGCGAAAGCCGAGCAGGCGGCGGCCTGACCACCGCTTGATCCATTCGATAAGATGCCGAGGCCCGCAACTCATGGAGACGGCTATGGAGTGGATCAAGATTGAGTCCGGTTCTGAGATGCCTGCTGAGGCAGAGACCGTCCTCACGTTTGATGTCTATCGTCAGTGGAGCGAGGCAGTGCACAGGTCCTCGCGCTTCTATTGGGACGAGATGCATGAGATTGAGGGCGTCACCCACTGGATGAGGGTCGAACTTCCTGCCTGAGTGCGGTCAGGCAATTCTGACGCCACCGTGCGGAACAGGCCGATATGGGAAATTACATATCGCTGCCAATCTTCAGTTGCCGGACCCGGGACCGCTGGTCGCTCAACCCGGGGGCGCCTGAGCAGCGCCAAGCCGGCTTCATCTAAAATCAGGGAGCGCGATCGTTCTGCCGCACATGCTCCCAGCCACAAAGTGAATCGGCAGTGTTGATATCGAGCCTGGCTTGGGTCACGTTCGGCGGGTGCCCGTCTGCAAGCTCAACGAACGTCCTGGAGCTGCAGAGGTTGCTGGGGAACACTGCAACGCAGGTTGAGCCGGGCTGCTTGCTTGAACGATAGAGTACACCTTCATAGCCGGCCCACTTTAGAAGCAAGCCAAACCGTTGACTAGGCGATGGCAAGCCAAATTGCGTCGGCCACGCTCTCCAGTTCACATCTTGCAGATTCGTCTGGAGCCTGGATGGTGTCTTGATGAGTAGATCGTCAGGCTTTCCCAGTTTCAGCGATTTCGCCAGCTTGGCTAATTCGGGCGGGACCGTAAACTGTGCAAGCACCTTCGCAACCGGCCTGAGGTTGTCGAGGCTTCTGATATCAAACACGCGTTCGATGTGTCCATGCATCCGAACTGATGCGTCGCTCTGTCTGAGACTCATTTCTTCTGGCGTTAAACCTGTCGCCTGCATCTTCTCAGAGGGCATTTGGTAACACTCCCTGAAAGCAGTTTCGTGTGAGTCGCCTATGTACAGGGCGGGAAACACAACGGCGGCGCCAGATTCGTCACAGTCGTTGCCAATGCTGAACCTTCCGCCGACAGAGCGGACACTTCCCGCAGCAGAAAGCGGATCATGCGAATAACGGTATTGCACCATTCGCACCCAATTGGTGAACTCAAAGGCAGGTGCTGGGCGCGCATTTAGCGCGTTGACTAGCTGCTCTCTTCTTCGGGTGCGTTCGGGCTCCAAGCCGTGATATAGCTCGTCGTGAACTGCATCTAATTCACGAGAACGCTTCTTCCAAACCTCAAGGTCAGATTCGGAAAACCTGTCAAGGAGCTGGATACTTGCGGGGAAGTCGTTGGGGACGCCGTGTAAAGGAACGGGTTGCTGAGACCTCCTTGGCATGTACTACCTGACCTGATCCTCTTGGATAGCAGTGACGATAAAGCGTCGCAAACGGTCATGTCTACCCAAACGAACCATATCCTTTGGCGCAATGTCCCCCAACAACGGGTTTTTGGTCCGGAACCAAAGAGCAGTCTTGGCTGTGTCGCCTCCAAAAATATCGGCCACCATATTGGCTATTGCACCGATCTCTTCCAATCGCTCCCTCACAGCCTTGGGAGCGTTTTCATCCCAGCGCACGGAAGCGGAGGAAACGGACGCAATTTTGGATACAGCGTTGCGATCCAAGTGCATGAACTCCGCAACCTTCTTTGCCTTGAAGCGGTCACCTTCTCCGAACTGCAGATAGTCGCCTTGAGGCACGCTACGGAACAGCGAAGCAGTTTGCATTGGATAGGCCGGATGCGCGGGGTGAGGGCGAGTATTGCATAACTCACAGCGACGCGCACCAACCTGCGGCCAATTCTCAACCAAGCTCGGGCCATAATATTTTATTGTAAATTCAATGACATGGCGCTGCTCGGGTCGGCTGCAAGGCTAAACAAAACGTTATTTCTCTCGTCCTGCTGCCAGTTGCCTCACACAAGGGCGGTTAGCCAGCACTGCGGGCGCGCGGCCCACGCTTCCACGAGTGTGACCTGCGTCTCAAGCCGCGAGACGCCTCGGCCGATACTTGCGGCATGGACAGAGCCGAACTCCGAACCCATGCTCGACAACCTCGATGCCGCAGTGTCGGCACTGCTGAAGAGCAGCCCCGACCGTTGCCACTTCTGGCAGGCCTTCGCCGGCATGGCGGACGTCATTGAGGACGGCGCCATCACGGGCGACGATGCCCAATTCGTCTCCCGGCGGCTCGATGAGATCCTGGCCTGGCATGGCCTCCAAGATCCCGACCGCGACTGTTGAGAGGCGGCCATGTGTTACTCCGCGCTGATCCGAGCCGAGTTCAAAGAGTTCCAGCGGGCGTTCGGCGCCGTGATGGACATCGACACCTACGTGAAAACCTTCTGGTGGGGCGAGGGCGCCCAGGCACGGCGGATCAAGGCGCCACGGGCGATGGTGCGTGAGCTGCTGGAGATCGGTCCGCCCGAACTACAGGAGAACCTGCGCGCGGCGGACGCGGCCGAGGCAGACACGCTCACCCGTGAGATCTTCGACCAGAAGCGCCGTGTCGGCGATGCCGAGCGGGCGCTGCAGCTCAAGGAAACGAAGAAGGCACGCGAGGACGTGCGCATCGGCACGAACAAGATCCAGCAGGCCCAGCGTCGCCTCGACACGCTCAAGGGCACACGCGGTCAGGACGACAGCCGGATATTCCCGGGCGTCTATTGCCCTGTGCTGGTGGTCGAGAACGGCCAGCGCGTCGTCAAGCCGATGCGCTACCAGTGCCGCCCGGCCGGCACGCCGGCGGTGTACGACCGGAAATTCCCTGGCACCTATAACGCCCGCCGCGACAACCTGGAAGGGTTCTGGCGCCGGCAGTTCGGCTACACCCACGGGCTGATGGTGGCCGACCGGTTCTACGAGAACGTCGAAGGCCCAGACGGGCAGAACCAGCGCATCGAGTTCGTGCCGCGCACCGGCGAGACGATGCTGGTGGCGTGCCTCTGGTCGCACTGGCGTGACCCCGCTGGCATCGAGCCTGACCTGCTGTCGTTCGCCGCGATCACCGATGAGCCAGAGCCGGAAGTCGCCGCCGCTGGCCATGACCGGACGATCATCAACATCAAGCCCGAGCACGTCGACGCCTGGCTCAATCCGGATCCGCGCAACCTGGATGCGCTGTACGCCATCTTCGACGACAAGCGGCATCCGTTTTACGAGCACCGCATTGCCGCATGAGCACTGCCGGCGACAATGTGCCCGTCTCGGCCGACCCGGCCATGCAGTGGCGGCGGTTGGATGAGTGGCTGGAGCTGTTCTATCTTGGCTCGCCGGTGATCAAAATCCGTGCGCAAGAGGACGGCACCTATCTGGTCCGGACGCGCGCCTACAGCGAAGGCCCTACCGTAACCCGGCATATGGCCACTGAAGCTGGCGCTCTTCGCTATGCCAACGCCTGGCTGCTGAAGTGGCACGGTCTGGTGAAGACCGAGATCGACAACAAGGTCAAATCCGCACAGCTGCAGAAGGAAGCCGCCGAGGCGGCACGGCGCGACTACCCTGATTTAGATCCGGCGACCTTCACCAAGCGTCGCCGCCGCTGACACCTGGCGTTTGTGCACCCAACTGCATCGCCAACTCAGCGATCGACCGCGCCGACCTTACGCACGCCGTCGCGGTCTTGGTACTTGATGTTCCAAGGCGTAATCAGATACCCGGGGCGGAACCGGTTTTCGATTGAGAAGCGATCGGCGCGTGCGTCCTTCGCGATCCCGTTCACCAGCACATACGGCGTGGCGGCCCTCCGGACGCGGCAGTCGCCCTGATAGCCGTCGGTCTTGAGCACCACGGTATAGGGTCCATTGCCCTGGATCTCGCCGCACGCCACGGCCCGTGAGCTGACTGATGCCGCGCGGGCGCGAGGCGCCATGCGGGTAACGAAGGCGTCCAACGTCTCGTCAGCCAGCGAGGTTGCTGTGAAGAGGTGCGTGGCGGGTTGAACCGCGCTAGCCGGGGCTACCCAAGCAGCCGGGAAAGCCACGCAAAGCAGTAGCCATTTTTGCACCAGTAGCGGCTTATCGGACCGCGTCATAGACTTGTTTTTCATTAGCACTTCCTCCGGGTTGGTTAGAGAAAGAGAGTTAAATCAATCACTTAGGCTTTGAGGTGCGGATTGAAAATCCCCGTGTCGGCGGTTCGATTCCGTCCTCGGCCACCATTTCCCAGCCTTCATTCGCAAGGCTTTCCGGCAATCGCCGGGTTTTCAGACTCTTGTTGTGTTTCCTTTGAGCCAGGCCTGCACACAGATTGGCGGGTGGTTTTGTCGTGTCTGTCGGCTAGTGCTTTGACGATAGGGCTGTGTTGCGAGCCGTCTTTGCAAATCGGCTCGAATGACGCTGCAAGTTGCCGTCGCAGTCAATCTGCGCGGGCGTCTTGCTCGGTCTCGCGATGAGCGCTTTGCTTCCACGTCGTCTTCAACTGCGCGTGGCGATACTTGCGCGCATGACGCACAAGACACTTCGACGCACGTTGATTCACGGGTATTGCGGTGAGTTCCGCGTGGAGACGTTGGAAAGCCAGGCGCCTGGCGCGACGTTGTGGCTCTCGACCGCGTTCGTCTACCACCGCGACCGCGCGTCGCCAGTGGCCACGATCGAGGGCGCCGGGCAGGGCGAGTATCGCGGCGATGCGCGTGAGCAGGCGCTGCGCGTTGGCTCCTGCCTGGCGGAGTTTCTGGATCCGAAGGAATACCGGGTTCGCGAGACCTAG